AGATTAGCCGGTGCTGAAGTAAAAGTAATTTGAGTTCCAGAAGCGTTATATGTAAAAGCAGTTGTAGCTACACCATTAATTGTTACAGTAACGTCAGCCTGGTCACGATATGTAAAACTTACTGCATATTGTGTGGTTGAGCCATTTCCTGTGTATCTTACAAATGAATTAGCCATTTACACTCCTTTTCTTCTTCTAATATGGGTACTTATTGGTTATGGTTTTTCAGGAAGGTTCATACTTCCTATTTTTCTAATAACGTTTTGAATACCTAAAGCATTCTGTAATATAAACATTTGAGTTAAATCATTGTATTGAGACTGCGAAAAGTCATAATCACTGTCCCACATAGATTTAGCTGTTCTTGCTATACCTCCTGTAGGTGAGAAACCTTTAGTCCACAATAAATCATATGTTGGATTACCAGTTATAATATTTGAATCTAGTCCAGTTGACCTATAGTGAAACAATGGATTTACTCCAAAAATTCCTAATCCAGTATCTATAAAAGCCGGTATTAATGAAGCAAAAGCTGAACGTTGAAATCCTGCTTTAGCAATATTTTTAATTATTTCATCTTCAGTTTTACCTAGTCTATTTTCTAGAAATTTCTTTCTGTCTCTGCCAGTCATTAGAACTGCTTGTGCTTGTATTTGAGCAACATAAGCCATTCCTGCAAACATAGTTGACATAACAAATCCTTTATAAGCTTGAACGTCATTCATTTTTAATCCGTGTAATAAATGTTTGCCGTAAGCTGTCATCATAAATCCTCTAAACTGAAATAATATTTTTCCAGTTGTAGTGTCAGTCAAACCCCCAAGAAACATTTGTTCACCAATATCATTTTCTTGGATTGTTCTTCTGCCCCATCTATTTATTGCATGAGCGTATGTAGACGCAGCTTCTTGGTCTGCCCAATTGTCTATATTAATTCTTTTAATTTTTCTTTTTGTTAAAGCGCCTTCTTCAGTGATAGCGTGTTTTTTAATCTGGTCTAATATTCTTTTATACATAGAGTCTGAGATACCTAAATCTCTAGCACGTTTTAAAGACATAGCTGCTTTACCACCAAATGCCTGGTCCACCCATTTTTGAACCATACCTTTTAAAGCAATTCTTTTCATAGCCATGTTAACAATATTCATTCCAGAAATATCTGCTGTAATTCTATTTAAATGGTCAAGAGTTCTTTCTACTTTTCTAATTTTAGATTTTGATATTCTTGCACCAAATTCATCTGATTGATTTGCTACTTGATTAATAAGTCTTTCACTTCCAAAACCACCAAAGATTTCTTCAGCTTCTCTCATAAACTCATCATCAATTTCACCGTTCTTTAATCTTCTAATAAGCTTTCTCATTTCTGGTAAATGTTTGATTGTTTGTCTTAATCCAGTGTTAGCAATTAATACACCTATCTCAGCTAACTGAGCAAAACCTACTTGGTTCATAATTCTAGCAAAATTATATTTTCTCATTATTCTTCCAAATGTAGAATAAGTAGTAGATATATCTTCTAATGGTTTTCCAACTAAATGGTCATAACCACTTTGCAAAGCTTTCATTTCATTAATTCTAGTTTTATCAGTTACAGCAATACCTTGTGCTTCATATTCTTTTTCTATCTGTCTCATCATTTTAGTCCAATCAGAACCAGACCTAAATCCTCTTTCAGCTAATGCCATTTGTCCAGTAAGATTATTTGCATAATTTAAGAAAAGAATTTCTGAGTCATTTTCTAAAAAATCTGCAATTGACATTTCACCATCTGAATATGTTTCATCAAGTTTTACTCTTCTACTTTTAAATATATTTGATGTTCCAGATTTACTTGGAAATATAGCACCAGTAATTTCTAAAATTTCATCTGCACTTAAATCAGTTTGTTCTCTAAGTATTCTATTTAAATCTTCAGCTTTAGCATTAAGTATACCACCAATGTTCATTTGGTATTCACTTCTTTGTCTTTGAATAACTCTAGTTAAATATTTAGCTAATCTTAAATTTGCTTTTTCACTTAGTCCACCACGCATTGCTTTAGCTAAAAAGTTAATAACTTTCTTTTCACCAAATTTATCAATTAATTTAGAAAGTTTAGCGTTAGAATAAATTCTTGTTAAATAATTAAAATTTTCTTCAATCTTATCTGCACCTCTAACACCAGAGTCTTTAGCTTTTTGTAATAAATCTCTATAACGTTCTCTTTGAGCGTTAGCCATTTTTTGTACTGTAGGGCTTTCAATTGCTTCACCTCTAATTGCTCTAGCTACTAATTCATTAAATTCTTCTCTTTTAGTAATGCCATCTAAATGTATTCTTTTATAACCATTTTCTTTTAACCAAGCGTCATAGTTAGATACCCAATTTTTATAATATAAAGTACGTTGTCTATTTAACTCAAAGTTTTTAACTTGAGACATAGTTCTAGACCTAACCCAATTTTTACCAGTCTTACCAATTGACTCATATAATATATTAGAAATACCTCTTACTAATTTATTTTTAGACATATCAGTTACGCCTGCTCTATCAAATCTAAACCATTTCCAAAAACCATTACCCATAAACACATCTCCATTTTCAGGAACGTCTTTAAGATGTTTTGCCATGTAATTAGTATACAGTTCAGCCATAGCGTCATTTTCATCTACGCCAGTAAATTCTAAATTTTCTTCTTTTATTTCACATTCTGCCATTTGTTATCCTTAATCACATTTATAAATTTTACCGTCTTTAGTAACGATGTATTCATCTTTACCATCAGGCATTCTAACTTCTGTGTTACCGTCTGTTCTTATTGTAGTTCTGTCTGCTAAATCTTTATTGTATTCGTCAGCTACTTTGTCGTAATCATCTTGTTCAGTTTTATTAGCAACATCATATTTTTTATTACCTTTAGTTGTTGTTTCTAAACCTTCAGTTTCATCTATAATTTCTTTTTCTTTTACATTTGTGTAATCATCTACTGCTTTGTTTAAAGCTTTTTCATCATCTGACATCTTACGGCTTTTAATTCCTCTAATAGTTCCACCTAAAACAAATCCTGCTGAAGCCGCAATCAGTAATTCTTTAGTTCCTAATGTAGGATTTTGAGAAACTAATGCACCTTCAATAGCTAAGTTAGTAGTTCCAGCCGCTAATCCACCTCTAATAATTCTTTGAATACGGTTTGCTTTGTTCATTACAATTGCAGGCGCTAATATACCATCCGTAGCAATTGCCGCTGCCCAAGCTGTTGGGTCTAGTATAGCTGCGAGAAATCTTGCTGTCATTCCTGTAGCAATACCTTTAGACATTAAAACTTTTTCTTTATTTTGTACGTCTATAATTTTTTCTTTAATTCTTTTTAATTCTGGAAAAGATGTAGCTTTTTCAAAAGCGTCCCAATAATCTGGATTAACACCTTCTCTTAATTCATCTTGTTGTTCTTTACTTAATACAAAATCATTAATACCAAATTCATAGTTAGGGTCTAAGTCTTCTCTATTGTTTGCTTTTAATATCCATGAAGTAATCCACTCCTGGTCTATTGCTGCTTTACCTATATCTAAATACGAATATTCTTTTGATAACTTTTCTTTTATATCAGCGTTAACTTTATCTATTTTAAATTGTTCTTTTTCACTAACTGTAGGTATATCCACTAATGGGTCTAAGAATGAAGGATTAGTATGTCCTTCTAAAACATCATAATTTTCTATTTCTTGATTTTGTGCTTCTATTTTTCTTCTTATCTCATCTGCATTAGCATATAAAAATTCTTCTTTATTACCTTCAAATTGTCTTTGGTCATTTAATGCTTGTTTTTGTATTTCTCTATTTTCAGATTTAGTTCTTACTTCTGGTTGAGAAATATTATCTAAACTTTCATTTAAACCTTGTGTAAATTCTGTAACACTTTGTAGCCACTCTGGGTCTTCTAATATGTTTGTTGGCTCTCTATCTCTTACTTCACTTTTAGTAGTTACTCTGTCTTGGTCAATTGTTGGCATGACTGATTCAATCATGTCATTTAAAGTAACTTCACTTTTAGCAATGTTTAATGCTTTATCAAATCCTTGTCTGTTTACTTTTCTTAATTCTGTTTCACTTAAATTTTTTTTTAGCAACGGCTGTAAATAATTAGCTTCATTATTTCTTCTAGTAGAATATCTGTCACCAAAGTTTTTTAAATTTTCATAAGCACCTAACCAATCACCACTAGTTGTTTGTTTCCAAAAATTTGGAGTTCTGGTTTCTAAATCGCCATATTGAAAAGCGACTGAAGCTAAAACTGTAGCTTGTTCTGGAGATAAATCATCAAATGATGTTCCAGTAGAATTTTGCCATTTATTTTTTAAATTTGTAATTGCTTCATTTTTAGCAAATTCATTAATTATTTTTGCTTGGTCGTCAGATACTTTTAAATTAGAAGCTACTTCTTGTGCTTCTGCACCTTTTAAAGATAAAAATGGTTTTAAAATATTTATAATATCATCTGGCAATCCTTTTAAATCTTCTAATACTCTTGCCCCTAAATCAAAACCACTTGCAATAGTAACACCAGAGTCAGAATTTTCTGCGTCAGGAACATAACCTTGGGTTTTAAACCCTTCTTGTTTTAAAATAAAATCAAAATCTATATTGCTCATTTAACTACCTGAAAATCATCTTTCATTTGATTGTATAAATTTATGTCGTCTATATTGTTTATTTTAGGAACATCTATGCCATCTATAATTTTTAACATTTTGTCATTTCTTTCTTTAAGAATATTGTTCCACTCTGAACCATCTAAATATTTTTTATTAAATTTAGAGCTGCCATCAAATATATCTTGATAAGTAAAAGCATACGCTTGTCCGTCTATGCTTACTGGTGACATTGTATTTCTGTCCATAATAACAAACATATTGCCAAACCAAGGTGCTAAAACTAAATCATCTTGTTCATAAAATCCGTTTGATTTTTCTGCTACATTAGCTGATAAGAATTTTGATTTATCTGTTAACTCTTGGTGAAACGTTGCGTCCCCATCAAGTCCAGGCATTTTTCTTTTATTCCATAAAATACCATCTACAGCTATGTAAGATTTTTGTATCATGTCTATAGCTTTGTCTCTTGCTGCTGTTTCATTAGTTCCTGTTGCTATATATATTTGTGCAATACGAATTGCTTCTTGTACTTGAAAAGTTACATCAGCGTTATCTTTAAACCAAAATTTAAATGCGTCTTCTATTGAACTTTGTATTTCATCGTCTACATTTTCAAATCGTTTTTCAACATCTGGTAAATTTTGTATTTTCCACATTGTTGCTACAGCGTCCTGTACTTCTGCACCATTTTTTTCTAAAGCTAATACGCCTTCATAAAATATTTCTTCTCTACCAGTTAAATAATCAG